GTAGTGTCGTTCAAAGGAACAACGGCCTTTACCTGTTTGGTGTGGGCCATGGCGCGAGCCAAGGCCTTGGTGTAGCGAGCCGACAAAGAATCATAAAGATTGTCTTCGATGGCTTCTTCCGTAATGGCGAAGCCCATCGCAATCGTTTCATGGTTGTACCGCGCCGTGAACGATTCTTGTGCGGCGTCATAAGAAATTGCAGACCCCTCATCCTTAACCGGGGCCGCATCGAAGCCCGAGAGCTTCACTTCCTCCTCAAAAGACCGATCCGAACTTTCCGTCTCATAGATTTCTGAATGCTCATCGTCGTAGCGAGCATACTCCATCCCAAAGAGCGCGTTAAGTCCCGGAAGTAGTTCCTTAAGAAGTTGTGCGCGTGATATAGCCATTGGTCAATCTCCTATTATACGCCAGTGGCGTTTAAGTATGAATGATTGGAGGCTGACCCACTCGACGCCGCATTGAACTTACAAATAACGTCTGGATAGGCATCACTTACCGTTGTACCAACGGGAGCCTTGCTCTTTGGGCCATCAACAAAGTCGATGATCCGAAGCGGAAGCGTATTCGTCGTAGCCGTGCTACTCCGATCTAAAGTACTCTTGGATTTACCAATAGCAGTGCTACCAATCGTATAGAGTACAGCCGCATTAAGGCCACGATCTGTATTATACAAGCCAGTCCCATCGTCGGCTTGCATCTGAAATACAACATGTGGGTCATCTATAACGTAAGCCATCGCATCAGTTGCAGTGGTACCCGTAGGCCACTGTTGATTAAAGGTCTTCTGATTCGTTGTGCTTGGCGTATAGGAACACCCTACAAAAATTCCTACTGCGGTTAGCGCAGTAGTACCGCTATCAAGTCTGATAACGCCATCTGATGTGAGCTTTACAAAATCACCGTTCATAATGGCATCAGCAGTAGTAGAGGCAATTGGTAAGTGCCTTACCTTACCCGACCATGAGCCGGAAGCACTTAGCGTACCAATTGGCCTCGCACCATACGGTGTCGCTGAAGCAGCCATAATTAGTTCCTAGTTCCTAAGTTCGGACATCTAGCGACCACTGCCGCCGAATGTCACCTGAGTTTTACGATTCGGCGCAAGAACAGGCATCCGAGGATCGTTCTCACGCATGTAGTTATTATCGACAGCCTGCATCTGTGACTGTGCATGTTCAGCATAATAGTCACTTCTTGCCTGCACCTGTTCTTCTGGTGCCTTACAAAGCAGCAGTCCACCGACTTCAATTCCGCCTTTCGATCCCCATTCCGACTTATGATCACTCATAATCTGGAGTTCCGGGTGGTCTTCGGAACGAACTGGAGTCCATCCTTCACGAAATTTCTTGGAAACATTCGTGTTATCAGGACTACCGATCATTGATGTTCGTATCCATCGAAACGCCCAGCCATCCTCTGGATCGGGATCTGGAAGTAAATTTGCAGGTTCCCAAGGTGTTGCTCTGGTTTCGTTTTCACGACTTTCGAGTTCTCTTGGTTCCCGTGAAGCGCGTTCTTCAGCCATCAGACATTCTCCTTCTCTCTCATGAGCTGTTTAGCATACATTTCTGGCGTTATCCCCAAGCGGTTCGCGAGTCTTACTTGAGTCGAAGTCAATGTGACTTTGCGTGGTATCGCGCCGTTGTTTCTTGATGCTGGCGCAACCACGGGGTTTGCCCTGCGGCGAGATGCAGTTTCCACGACCAGCGATCCTTCATTTGTGCGCTGTCCGCTTCCGCCGAAGTATCCGGGAAATAATTCCCGCATACGATTGTCAATTAATTGATAATACTCATCCGTATCGGGGTCAACACCTTGGTCACCTACCAAAACCTCATGAACACCGTAGGCAAGACTTGTCATCTCCTTGTCGTTCCCAAACCAAGGGTTGCTTTTCTGCCACTGTAGTGCTTTTGGGTCAGGTTCCGGCGCAGAGGCCGGAGGTGCCGCCCGATTAGGTTGCGGAGCCTGCTGAACCTGCTGTTGTGGCTCTGAAGCAATCTGTTTTCTCCAATTATCAATAATTTGCTGTCCATATGACGGCGCATAGGCTTGAGCAAGCTGTGCCTGCGTCAATGCCTGCTGTGCAGCGGCTATATCGTCCGTTTCACCGGATTCATGGGCCTTTTTGAAGTTTTGCTGCGCTACCATGAGCGATGCTTGGGCACGATCCTTACTTTGCTGCACTAAAGCCGTCTGACTGTCCTGAATAAGCCTCAAAAGCCGCTGATTTTCTGTTTGTAGGCCCTGAGTGTAGTGAACCGCCTCACTTGCGAGCTTTTCCGACGATTCTTTGGCTCTACGCTCTTCATGGTACTGCCATTTCAGCTTTTTTATGCGATTTTGGACACGATTGCTGACATTTGACAGCTCTTCTCCATGTTCATCGTCATAAGAAGAGGAATCAGAGGCCACAGACTCCCGCTGATCATCTTCGGGACGGTCATCTACGACCTGAACGTCGATTTCACCGATATCTGCGTCTGTTCTCGTCTCGGAAGGAGGTTCAATTGTAGTTCTTACACCCAAAAACTTATCTTCTTCGCTGGTTCTTACGATTTCATCACTCATACTAGGCCCTTTCCACGCCTCTGGGGTCTTCCACGACCGCCTCTACGGTATCATCGTTGATTAAACGGAATTCTCGACCATGAATTTTAATTCTAGTGCCGCTGAATGCCCGGAAAATGACCCAATCCCCAACCTGACAGTACGGTCCATTGGGAAATCTGGAAAAATTCGCATAAGCATCCGGTCCCATGCTCATAACAAAGCCCGCAACGGTTGCAATAGACTCTTCGTGCTGGGACTGGGCCGACTTGATGATACCACCTTCGGTAGCTTCATCAACTTCGGGGAGTGCAATCAGGAGCTTGTAGCCTCTTGGCTCCGGTAATTGCGATGCATAGCGGGAATCTTCTTCTGCGGTATCATCCGGCATAGCCATCTGATCCAAAACTTCTTTTGCGAGTGTAGCCACTGTGACCTCTCGTTAAATTGTTGCGCCCCGAACGGGCGTTGCGTCCTGCTAAAAAGAATCTGTATTCAATTTATCTTCTATATCAATAACTTCACGTTCAGCCCAAGCCAATCCTTCAATGATGCCGCATACCTTCCGATACTCTTCCATATCCTTAGCAGATCCCAAGGCAAGATGATCAGCCAACTCGTTCATCTGAACTCTTAATTTTTTTTTGAGTAACAACAATACGTTGTCACTCATCTGCGTCCAGATCCTTTGCCATATCTTTTCCGAACTCCATTCCCTTAACGTGGGCACCCAGCATCATCTCTTCACGTTCCTGTTCAAGTTCAGCCTGTTCAATCTTTTCCTTGCTGGCAATCTTCTCACGCTCAATCTGAGCATCACTGAGAAGTTTCTGCTCTTCAAGCTGTAGATCCATGGCATCAGCCTGTTGCTTAGCGGCAAACTCCATAGCATCGGCCTGCTGTCTAGCAGTGTCCATTTGTTGTTTGGCGGCAAACTCCATCGCATCAGCCTCTTGCTTGGCAGCATCAGCCTGTTGCTTAGCGGCAAGCTTTTGCTGTTCAAGCTGTAGCCTGCCCTGATCCGTCTGGGATCTGCGCTGTGCGTCCATCTCACGTATCTTGAGTTCACGCTCTTTCTGCTGAATGATCGGATCTTCCTGCAACTTCGCATTCTCTTCAGCCTTGGCCTTCGCCTCTTTCTTACCCATCATCTGATCTGCCGCATCTGCAATCGCACTACTGAGACGTTCTTCAATATCCTGCGGCAATGGTTGGTCAGATGGAGGTAATTGTACGCCAAGCTCCTCTTCAACCTGCCGTCTGAATATAAATGCCAAGTGTTCGCGAACATGTGCATCAAGGGCACCGGATACCGCCTGACCAGCGGGACTATTCTGGACCTCTTGCGCCATCTGCGGATCATTCTTGAGAACCATGTGAACACGCATATGTGCCTCATGATCCTGATATTCGTATGCCTTGACGGGCGACATCGTGAGAATATTCTGATTCTCGCTGACCGGATCTTTCGCCATGGTGTCGTCTTCGGAAGGCACGACCTCTTCGGCATTCGGAATACCTATGAGTTCCATCATCTGCCTATGCAGAAGTGGGAGGTCATACATATTCGGTGCCTGTGCCGCTAATTGCAGGGCGGCTTGGTATTGCATGATCCGTTGTGCCATAGTGGACGCATTGGGGTCCGAAACAGGCACAACATCAATACGATCATCAAAATCTTCAACCTTGATACCCTCTCCTTCATCTGTTTCGTAAGGATAGTCCGGCTCTGTAAAGTCGCGAATAATCCTAGCTAGAATCTTATATTCCTTTTTGAGACTCGCATGGATTCTTGCTTGAATCGCGGACTGCACTTTCATTGCCCGCTCCATAATTGCGAGCGTTGTACCAACAGGTGCCTCCGAATTCATATCCGCTACCTTGAGATCCGCCATGGACGCGAACCGCCTACCCTCTTCAACCATGTTGAGCAAAAGCTGATAAAGGACCGAAGAAGGTTCCTTATAAGGAAGGAAGGCGATGTTGTCCCGAATAACGCCACCGGGAACATCAACGTCTCTGAATTCTCCCGGCATGATAGGCGTGTCGTCGCCTTTGATTCTGAGTCCACGGGTCTTCAGCCCTCCCGGCAGATTGGAAAGTGTGCCCGCATCAACCAGTTGCCTGAGCAAGCTGGTGGCAGACTTGGCTAATCCGCCGATCATATGGATCAGTCCAAGGTTGTAGAATCCGATTCCCGGAACGTATCCGAAGTGAACAAAGTGTTCCCTCTTGATTCTGTGCGGATCTAATTCATCCCAGTTGCGATATACAGACAGAATCGTGGAAGTTCCCTTGTCGATAGTTACGACATAGGGAAGCGCAACTCCGTCCATGTCTTCATATCCCGGAAGATCCAGATCGACATGCATCTCCAGAAGAGTGTGCCTCTCGTCATTATCCCAAGACGGCCTCACTCCTCCGATTTCATTCAGTTTATTCGTGATCGGGCTATCTTCGACCTGAGACGAAGCCAGATCCACATCTACATAGAATCCGCTGACCTGAAGTTTTCTAACTTGATTGGTACTTCTTTTCATCACATGGGTATAGCGTTCGGCCTGATCCAGTTCGGATTCGTTATATGCAACAACAAAGTCCTCCGCTGGAACAAACATCGAAGTGGGTCTGCCCAGAGAAGGATCGAAATAGATTTTTCTGAATGCCGAACCCGCCAACGGGAGACTGAACAAGAGCTTCTCTGTCTCTCCACGGTATTCGGTCATGACCTCCAGAAGCTGGAAATTCATATAGTCCTGAACACGCCGTGCCTGTTTTTCCCTTTCCGGTGTGATCATGCCCCAGATATGAGTCT